AATGCCCATGAACATGCAAATGAAACATAGAAACGTACACCTTCAAGAATATTAACACTCATTAAAGTTTTGTAAAGAGACTTTTTAATTTCGTATTTTGAGATTTTTACCTTTTTACCATTTACTGTATGATTGCCTTCTCCTAAAAGATTGTAATAACCTGTCATTTCAATTAGTTCATCATAGTTTTTAGATATATCGTCCGCACAATCTAGAATTTCGTTAATGTCCATCATTTCGTCAAATACTTTTGATGGGTCAGCATATACATTTCGAATAATATGTGTGTATGAACGTGAATGAATTGTTTCACTAAATGTCCAAGTTTGAATCCATGCTTCTAATTCAGGTATAGAAACAATAGGAGAGAACGCCTCAACTGGTGCCCTGCCTTGTACTGAGTCTAAAAGAATTTGTCTTTTTAAGTTTGAAGTAAAGATATGTCTTTCATGGTCTGTTAAGTTTTTAAAATCGTTTGCATCTTTCAATACATCAACTTCTTCTGGTCTCCAGAAAAAACCTAACTGCTTATCTGTTAGCTTATCAAACTGTTTATACTTTAGCATATCATATCGCTGAATATTTACGCCACCTGATGGATCCAAAAATGCTAACGCCTTTGTATGATCCGTTTTATTCTCTGAATTAAATACTGACATTTTTTCTTCCTATTTTCCTAGTTTACTATTTATTCTAAAAGTTTCCCCAAAATTCTTTAGGTACTCTATCCTTAAAGTTAATTATGGACTCTATTACTTGAAAAGGCACAGAATCAACTTCTCTTTTTGGATCATATACTTCTTGTCTTACTGACATAAAGACTATATTTTTATTATCTTTATACATCTGCAACAAATCAGGATCCACTGGTTCATTGCTTAACTCTGTTACTTTGTTTGCTATTTCTAGCATCCAATTATTTTGTACATTATCGCATAAGTATTTTACAATATCTTTCCAATATGTACAATTAAGGAGATTTTCTTCGATTTTGTTATTTGAAATATGCAACATGCATAAATTTCTATTTGCTCTTTTAACCCATGTTTCTAAAAATGTTGCATAGTCTTCAAATTTTACTGTATTAGATACTTTTAAATCTATAAAATTAAAAACATCCTCAAAGTTATCATAAAATATTTCTCCTAAATCTTCTGCTTCATTTGTATGTTCACATGTCTTAAACCATTTTAATTTATGACTTAAATCTGGACGTTTTGCCCATGGGTCATTGTTTATATGCCAAACAGGTCTATAACAAAGTCTACTTTCTTTTCTCCATTGTTCATTCATTAAATCACACAAGATTCACAATAATCATCATACTGTTCATCTGTTTCAAAATCTTCTCTTGTTTTCTTTTCATCTTCCTGATGAACATCGATTTCACCTTGTCCATCAAACGTATTAAAATAGTATAATTGTTTCCCACCGTATTTGTAAAACATAATAAGGTGTTGTAACATCACACTCATTGGTATTTTTTCGTCTTCAAAGAAGATAGGATTATAACTTGTGTTTACACTAATACCTTGGTCTATGTATTTCTGTAAAACAGCCATAATCTTTAAGTATCCTTCAGGAGACTTTTGATCCCATAGTAACTCGTATTTATTCTTTAACTTGTGAATCCCTGGTACAACTTGCTTTAAAACGCCGTGTTTTGATTGCTTAACACTAACCATACTTCTTGGTGGTTCTATACCGTTGGTTGAATTTGATATCTGTGCTGATGTTTCAGCAGGCATCAAAGCCATTAATGTACTGTTACGAATACCATGTTCTTTTAAACTCTTACGTAATTCTTTCCATTTTCTTCTTTCTTTATGTTTGACTAATTCATCAACATCTGTCTTACGTGTATCTGATGGTACTATACCGTTACCATATCTTGTTTCTAAACTTTTTGGACATGCACCTTTTTCTTTTGCTAATTCGTTAGATGCCTTAATAAGATAATAAGACCATGCCTCTGCCCATTCATCAACTAATTCTAAATCAGGATCTGAGTAATTTGTATCATTCTTAGCTAACCAATAAGCAAAGTTAATGATACCAATACCAAGAGGTCTTCTATTGTTTGTTGATATCTCAGCCGCTAATACTGGATATTTTTGATAATCTAATAATGCATCAAGTCCTCTTACGGCTAGTTCACATGGTTTCCTAAAATCTTTTGGTGTTCTGATATTACCCCAATTAATAGCACTCAAAGTACACAATGAAATTTCACCTTCTTCATCTGTAATAGATGTTAATGGTTTAGTTGGTAAATTAATTTCACAACAAAGATTTGATTGTCTGATAGGTGCTTTTTCTGGTATAAATGAACCATGGTCATTTGCATGATCCACATTCATTAAATAAATTCTTCCTGTATTCTTTCTTTCATTCATAAAGATAGAAAACAATTCTAATGCAGGAATAGTTTTCTTTCTTAATCTTGTATTACGTTCTGCTTTTTCATATAATTCTCTAAACTTATCTTGGTCTTCAAAAAAAGCATTATATAGACCAGGAACATCACTTGGAGAGAATAAAGTAATATCCTCACCAGCAATCAATCTTTCATACATAAGTTTATTAAATTGTACACCATAATCCATATGACGTACACGATTATCTTCTGTACCTTTATTATTTTTTAGAACAAGTAAGTCTTCAACTTCGTAATGCCAAATAGGATAATACAAAGTTGCCGCCCCACCACGTACTCCGCCTTGCGAACAAGATTTTACACTTGCTTGAAATAGTTTATAAAAAGGAATAACTCCTGTATGACTAGCATCACCATTTCGAATTGGAGAGTTAATAGCACGAATACTACCAGCACCAATACCGATACCTGCTTTTTGAGAAACATATTTTACAACTGAACTTGAGGTAGCATTTATAGAATCAAGAGAGTCATCTGTTTCAATCAAAACGCAACTTGAGAATTGTCTTTGTGGTGTTCTTACGCCTGCCATAACAGGAGTTGGTAAAGAAATATCAAAATTACTAATTGCATCATAATAATCTTTTACGTATTTTAATCTAATATCTTTTTCATATGAACTGAATAATGTAGCCGCAATAAGCATGTATGCAATCTGAGGTGTTTCATATAGTCTTCCAGTAACTCTATTTTGTACTAGATACTTACCACGAAACTGTTCCATACCTACATATGCGATATCGAAATCTCTATCATGTTTTATATATGAATTGATTTCGTCCCATTCTTCTTTTGAATAATCTTCTAATAATGCTGAATCATAAAAGCCTTCTTTGACGTTTGTTTCTACAACCTTTAGAATATGCCAAGGCTCAAAATCACCATATACCATTTTTCTTATATGATAATTAACTAGATTTCCTGCAACCCATTGATAGTTTGGAGTTTCTTCCGAGATTAAATCAGATGCCGCCTTAATTAGTGTCTCTTGAACTTCTTCGCTTTTGATACCATCATAAAACTGTATATGGGATTTTAATTCTACTTCACTTGCACTAACACCTGCTATATCTTCACAAGCAAACATTACTACTTTGTGCATTTTTTCCAAGTCTAACGGTTCTTTCTTGCCGTCCCTTTTTTCTACTTGAATTTTCGTCATTCTTATCTCCCTATCCTCTATATAATGGCTCTCTTATTTAACCATTATAATAGATTCTTAATGTCTATTGTTTATTTCAGCATCTTCCATTCCTGCAACCCTCAGTTTAATTATGTTAGTCAACTGAAAGTGTTTAATTTCAAAACCCTTAGTTATCCCTAAAAATTGATTTCGTGTATATGCAACTTGATTGATTAGTTCTGATATTGCAACAACTTCTTGTTCTCCATCAGCATACTTTTCTGCATCACGACTACTAAGTGCTTTATTGTAATTCTCTAGATACTTTCTTAAATATTCACTTCGTTTCTTTCTTAATTGTATATTAAGATGTTCAAGGATAGCCTCTATTTCTTGAAGTTGTGCAAAACGCAATTCAACATATGAAGGTAAGTTTGTAGCATTCTTTTCTACATTACCATATATCTTGACTTCTTTTCTTGCCTCTAGTAATTCATTAGAATAAAAATCAACCATAGCTGGTATCTTACTCCAATCTTTTACAACTTCACTGTACCAATTCATAGACTACCATTCCTCTTCATCATCTTCATAATCATCTTCATAATATCGGTCAAATGCCTCTTCCAATATTTTATCTTGAGATACTAAATCTTCTATATCCTCTTTCAGTACTCCTGCCTCGTCAGCGGTCTTTATAAAGATTTCTGCAACCTCTAACTTATCTTTTGCAGGGATACAAGGTTTAATTTTTTCCCATAACTCAAATACTGTTTCAATATCAATAGAAGACATTTAGACCTCATAAATTGCCGAGTTTGCACCATGTTCTGCACACTCTACTCTGACACATTTACAACGTCCATTTGTCATTTGATTTACTATCTCGTTCGCCTTTCGCCAAGCATGTTCGGCAAATTTCTCGACCCCCACACCTTCAAGTTGTACAATACTTGCTAGACCTTGAGTCTCTAACAATAGTAAATCATTCTTCTTAGGATCATTTACATCAATTACAACTTTGTGGTCAAACGTTTCTTCAAGCCATGCTTTCAGAGGTTTGAGTCCACCAAAATCTACAACCCAATTACGTTCATCTAATTCATCACAACCAAATGTAAATTTAAAAGATAAACTATAACCATGTAATAGTTTACAATGTGAGTGTGCTAACGGTTGCCTGAACACCGCACTTAAACCAATGTTATGCCCATAACACTTGGTCGAAAAATATTTAGCCATTATGCTTCCTCTTTTACTTCTAAGTTTTCTTCAACTGGAGCATCTAATTCTTCTGATTCATCATCAAAATCTTTAGTTCCCCATTCATTCATGATAACGTCAAGTTTATCACCTGTCCAGTTTTTTCTGAACTCTGACATTATCTCACCTGATGAAGTTGTATAAGCAAGTTTGTTACCAGACTTAACAAGAACACCTTTTGATTCAAAGAAATCAACTAGTCCACTGTATGGATCCATTCCTGTTTCATATGGAATTTTTACTTGCACACCTTCAAAAGGTTTTGCATAACGAGTTTTCATAACTTTACAAGCCGCCCTAATACCACGTACTTCTGAAATTTTATTACCTGCCTCGTCTTCTTTTAGTTTTAGTTTTTTCATTGCTACAACAATAGAACTTGCATAGATAAATCCTTGACCACCTGATATTTTATCATCAGGATCAAACATATCTTGTGATGCATATGTATGATTTGTACAAACCATACCAACATTATAATCACCAAACATATTTACGCAGTTTCTTACAAGTGCCGCCAGTGCTTTAGGTTTACGACCCATATCACCTTTCATATCACCTTTTTGAAACTGGTCAACATCTGTTGGTGTTAACATCATTCC